TGCGCCCTGGCTTTCTCGTCGACCTTCATCGCATCGGCGCTGAGCAGGTCGTCCGCAAAGCCACGCTCGATGGCCGTAGAGCCCGACATGAACGTTTCGTCGTCCATCCACTTGGCGATCGCCTTGGCGTCTTGACCGCTGCGCTGCTGATAGACCGCGACCATGGCCTCGTCGAACGGCTCGAGGAAGTCGGCGGTCTCGCGCATGTCGTGCCGGTTGCCCATCGCCAGCACCCAACAGTTGTGGATCATGATGAATGACGCAGCGCCGATCTCGATGTTATCGCCGGCCATGGCGATAATCGAAGCGGCTGAAGCCGCCATGCCCATCACCTTGACCGTGATGGGATGGGGGTGCTCCCGAAGGACATTGTAGATGGCGATGCCTTCAAACATATCGCCGCCTGGCGAATTGATCCAGACGTCAGTTGGACGGGGCCCAATAGCCCGCAACTGAGCAGCAACCTTCTTCGCGGTGATCCCGCCACCACTCCAGTAGTCCTCGCCGACCACATCGAACATGGTGATGACGCTGTCGCCTTGTTCCAAGGAATTGGGGCGGACGCCGGCGGCATCGGCGGCCCACTTCTCGAACACCTGGGGCTTGGTGAAGGCTGCCACGTCCCGGCTGACGGGAAGCGGCAACGCGCCGGGGCGAGCCTTCGCCGTCGGGCGCGAAAGAGCGCCACGCTGATTACTCATCGTCTTCATCGTCTTTCGCCTTGGAATTGGAGGGCTTGAGGGCCGGGTCGTCATTGTCGTTGAGCGCTGGGCCCCCGTTGTGGCCCATCATCGGATGGGGTGGAGCATCCCGCTTTGGCAGGTCCATCGTGTCGCGCGCCTCGTCGTACCAAATCCAAGGCTGGTGACCGCCCGCTCCCAATGCCTTGGCGAGATAGTCAGCCTGATCCTTGAGCGAACCACGCAGCAGAGCGCCCGGATTGAACTTGGCTTCGTAAAGGTCTGCTTCGTCTTCGCTCAGGAGCGAGCGCTCGACAGACTGTTGCCAAGCCTCGAACCAGGGATTGAGGCCGTAACCGACGAAGAATTGGCCCAGTGCCTCGATGCCTGAGCCCCAGCTGGTTTCGTCGACCATCATTAGGGGACGCGGCACACCGGAAACGCGGCTGATCTCCTCTACCTGCAGCTTGCGCAGGGCGTTCATCTCCGAGTCCTTAGCGTTTGCGCCAATGCTCTTATACTCGGTGTCACCTTCGAGGAGCGGCGTCTTGCCTGCATTGTCCGAGCCCTGGTACCGCTCGGCCCATGAATCCTTGAGGCGCTGGTAGGCTTCGTCGCTCAGTTCGGTCTTGGAAATGAGGACGCCATCGACAAAGGCGCCGTTCTTGAAAATTCGGCCGGCTGCCAGTTCGGCACTCAGGGCAAGTCCGATGGCCTCGCGTGCCTGCTCGACCAGCGAGAAACCATGCACGCCGTCAAGCGAGATCCCACGCAGGTGGAAGATATCCCGGGACGAGTACGAGACCTTGCCGCCATCCTTGGACTGGTAGTCATACCGCATGGTCCAGTCGGGCTGGAGCTTGGGGTCTATGCGCCTCGGATCAAGTGGAATGAGCCGGGCGACCCGATCTTTTCCTGTTCGGACGTCTTTCGACCAGACAATTCGGGCATATGCATCCCGGTGAACGAGCGCCATAAGCTGCATGTGCGAGCGGAAGTCGAAGGCGGTCTGCCAGTCGTTCGGCCGGCGATGAAGGATGCGATGCAGTGGGTGCTTGATCGCCTTCTGCTTCGTCTCGCGCTCGATCAGACCAAACGGTAGCATACCGATGGAGTTCGAAATCAACGTCACCGCCCGGAACATCGCCGGGTTGCGCAACGCCGTCTCGACGTTGACCGTGAACCCCGATGCGGACATCAAGCCATCGCGCATGAAATCCAGTAGGCGCGGGTCTTTCAGTGATTCGAAGGTGATCCCGCCATAGTTGGCTTGGGGCGCAGCGTTTCCTCGCTCGGCGGCACGAGTACCGTTGAGCCGGAAGATATCCAACAGTCCCATGATCAGCCCACCATACGGACGCCACGCGTCTCATAGGGTGACCGCTTTACTTCGCCCAATTCGTTCGTCGCCGCGCCAACGGCCATCGCTATCGTCACCATGCCGTCAATCCTTCCGCGGGAGCGCTCTTTGTCGAACGCCCGGTTCTCTTGCCCGTCGCTGACGACCTGGGCGTTGGCGGCGCAGCTATAGGTCACTGGCGACGCGTCAATCGTGATGGTCTTTTCGAGAATGCGATCTTCAAGCCGCTCGATAGAGCGCGGCATTGTCAGCTGTTTTTCCTCGAACCGAACCAGCTTGCCTTGGGCGTGGCTCACCAGTTTGAGGCCCTTGCCCTCAGGCTTGTCGGCACCCTCATACCGCCAGACCGGGAACCCGATCTGGTCGCAAGCTGCGATAAAGTCCGCCATGCCGGCCGGGTCGAAGGCAAGGAACTCGACCTTATGGGCTGCGCAGATCTCCTGGACCTTGGCTGCCACATACGTCTTGTCGATCACGGCGCCGGGCACTGCGGTGAGGCAAGTCGCCGGATCCAGGGCCCATTTGTCATAGGGCGCCATGTCGGCACGCGCTCGATCCTCAATGCCGTCCTTGGTGGTCCAATAGAACGTCTTAACCCACAGGTGGCCCTTGTCGTCGATCCAGCAGACCGACAGCGCTGTCAGGTCGTTTTTCTTCGACAGGTCCAGCGACAGCCAGCACTTGAAGCCCTTCATCTTGGCTTCATCGACGGCGCCCTGCACTGCTGCCCAGGCTTCCTCGGCGATCCAGAACTCAGTTGAACCCACCGGGATGCCGAAGTAGAGGCGCTTGACCGACAATGCCGTCGACAACAGCTGCTTGGCCGTGTTGACGCGCCCCTGAATGTTCTCGAGCGGGAACGTCACGCCCAGCGCGGGCAGTGCCTTGGTCCAGACCTCTGGGGTGTCGAACACCGTTTCACGGTCAGTCTTGTCCACCCGAGCCACGAAGGAGAACGCCTCGTCGTCGTCAAACTCACCCTTGGCGACCCGTTGGTAGAACTCCGAATATTCGGTGCCGACAATCTGGTTCGATGCCGGTGTATTGGTGCCCAGCAGCATTAGAGCATCGCCGGGCATCTTGGCGATCGCTTCCTTCCACAGCTCGATCGAGGTGTTGGTCTTGAACTCGTGTATCTCGTCGGCCGCCACCAGCGTTGGTTTGGGTCCCGAAACCGCCTCGCCGTTCGCCAGCGCCTGGAACAGCGCTTCGTGCTCAGGAAATTCGATCTTCCATGCGTTGTCACCCTCGCCACGGATCAACACGTCACCGCGCGATGCCATGCTGTCGCCGTCGTCATGGCCCGGCGTTGTCGCCCGGCACATGGCCACCGCATCCTTGAACAGGACGTTGGCGGTATTCTTGTCCTGGCCGATCGCGAATGCCTTGGCCCGCGGGATGCCATAGAACCCCGTCATGTAGAGGCCAATGGCCGCCATCAGCGGAGACTTGGCCTGACCCTTGCCGGTTTCCAGCCAGGCTGACCGGAAGCGCATGCGGCCAGATGCCTTGCGCCAGCCAAAGATGGAGCCCGTGGTAAAGACGTGCCACGGCAGCGGGTGGAACGGCTGGCCGACGAACGAACCCTCGGTGATCGAGAGCATCGCTGGCAGAAACCGCAGCGGTCTGGTCGCATGTTCAAGTGACCAGTGTAGCCCGCGAGCCGGACCGTCGCGCAGATCTCGCATGTGGCGCTCAGCAGCAGCAGCCACCAGTTCGCCAACCACGATCTTACCTGCCAGCGCGTCCTGCGCCCAGGCTGTTACTGGGTCAGGTGGCCCCTCGCTTTGTCGTGAACTCATCGGATGCGCGAACCACCGTCTTTTTGCGCTCTGCCTTAGTCGCCGCAGACCGGCGCCGTGGCGAGAGGCCAAATTCTGCTTCGAGGATTGCCGCGTCCGACGCCATTTCGCGCATGGCGGCAAAGTGCGGGCTGGTTCGGGCAATGGCCTTGGGGTTACCCCGCTTCGGTTTGGATACCGCGCCGTGCTCCGCCACTTCCCGCAATGACCGATCGTAGAGGACATAGGCCACGACCAGGCGCTGCAGGGCATGGGCATTGCCTGGCGCCATCAGGCCGCGATCGCGCAGCTCGGTGGTGATCCGGCGCCAGTGCTCACCGGCCGCCTCAACCTCAAGCACGTCACTGAACAAGCTTTCCCAGTCGGGCTCGGGGACGATGCTCCCCGTATCTTCAACAAGGTTCATGACACATCACCCCCTTCGGGGGTGGCCTCAACTTTTGTTTCTGAATTTCATCTCAGTGCAAATGCTTGACCCCAGCCGGTCAGGGCCCCATCGGGTATAGAGTTTTGACCGCCCCCCCCCCGTTCAGGCATCAGGCCGATAGAGGAAAGATCGCTGGCCTCACGTGACTGAGATAGGCCTCGGCGTCCTTGAGCGATGCAAACCACTGCCGTGCCACTGCCTTCCCGTTATGCTGCACCCTCGCGAGATACATGCCCTTGGATCGATCGTAGCGAACGCCTCTAACACCCACGCCATTGCAGCGATGAGCGCCCCGGTTCTGCGCGTTGCCGGCAGGCGTCACCCACCGCAGGTTGGCCAGACGGTTGTCGAGCTTGTCCCTGCTGATGTGGTCACGCACCATTGTTGGCCATCGATCCCCTGGCATCACGACCTGATGCAACAGGATGTGCCGACCGGCCGACCGACGCTCAACATATCCATTCTTGTCGAGCTTCCACTTGTATTGGGCAAGGTGTGCCCATGCGTCATCAACCAGCGCTGGGGCATTGCTGCCCGCGACGTTCAACTCGATCATCAATGTCTCGCTTGTTGCTACTGACCCATCAAGTCAGCGGTTCCACGGGTGATCGGCATAAGTCGGCCGCCCGCTGATGTCGTTGCCCTGAGCCTCGCGCCCATGCTCTTCCCGCTGCTTCACGATGTCATGGTCGTCGTGACAGAGGGGCTGCCAGTTCGAGCGGGACCAGAACAGCTTGTCGTTACCGCGATGCGGGATGATGTGGTCTACGACTAGTCCGATGCGCCGACGGTTTGTCTCGAGCGATCCATCCAGGCGCATGGTGCCAGGATTGAGTAAGCCTCGTTCCCTGCACTTCACACAGAACTGGTTCTCAGGCTGGGCGAGAAAGACGAGACGTTCTCGCTGCCACTTGCTCCCGTAGCCGCGCTCGGCGGTCTTGGCGCGAGGATAGGCCATGCTGATTACCGCGGCGTCCATTCGGAGATCGAGCGAGGCCAACGGCCATAGGCCAGCCGAAACGCCCCTCCCCAGAATACGGCCCACGAAACAATCAACAGTGCCACCGCGAAAAACAAGAACATTTGTCACTCCTCGCGATTAGCATCCCGAGCTCCGGGTTCCGCCCAAGGCTCGATCGGTCCATCGCGCAAATCCCTCCTGCCATCCGGTGAAGGCTTGGCACTTGGCAATAGGTTTGTTCTATTGGCGGCGTAGAAGGAGAGGCCTCATGCCGAGCTTAACGTTTCCAGTTCTCCCAGGGCCAACGTCTTTGGCAAAGGACCTTCTTGCAAAGGCCGAAATCGCCTACGGACCGCGCGACCAGCAGTGGCAATTCGCAGGTGTTACACCGGTGAACGGCGGGCCGCTGATTCTTTACCCAAATGTTCGAGTTGCGATGATTGGCGTCTCGGTTGAGCCGACGTCAGATACTAACCAACTGATGTTTCAGCTCGCGCATGAGGTGATTCACCTCCTGTCACCGAATAACGCTCAATCAGATGCCACGATGATTGAAGAAGGGACGGCCGTTAAGTTCAGCTTGCACGGGCCTGACTACCCTTGGGCGGACTACAGCAACCTGGCGCGATCAGGATTGTCGCATCCAAATTCTGAAAACTACAAGTACGCTCTCGAGCTATTGGAGGAGCTCGAGACCACTCACCCCTCAGCCATCCGACGACTGCGCGAGACGGAGCCGCACTTCTATTTGTGGACCCCAGAGTTTTTGGTCGCGGAGCTCGGCATTACGAGTGATTTCGCGGAACGACTTTGCAGCCGGAAAGCAATGCGGCCCAGAGAGCCGCTGGCCGTTATGTTCAGCTAAGCCACTGAGGATGACGGCCCCTAGCCGTTGCGCCAAGGAATGGCGTTAGGCGGGGCGAGGGCGAAGCAGGTGGGTGACCACTCTGCGACCGAACTCATCTTCACCCATGCGGTAGAAAAAGGAGGGGTAGTCCCTCACCAGCTCTGGTACCCATATGTCAACCACAGGTGGAAGGGGAACGCCGCCGCCCGCTGATTGGGCATCGCCCATCAGCCCATAGTGCATTCACGAAGGGGGACAATATGCACTGGTTTCAAGAATTCTTCGAACTCAGGCGTTTGGACAAGGAGCTAAACCGGACCAACGAGCTGTACGCGAAGGCTTTGAAAGAGGCTAAGGATGGGGGCACAGATTGGCAGGATATGGCGTCACTGAATCACGAGGCTTCGTGGGAGGCGGGCTTTGTTTACTCTCAGATTGATGCGATCAAAACCGCGCGACAGCTTCGCCGGGCGACCCGGTACTCGGTACCTGTGCCGCCTCGATCGGAGGGAGACGATTGGAGTTGGGACACAACTCTTGGGAAATGGCTACTCACAGATGTGGGGGCGCAGAAGCTCAGGAGGGAAATCGCCATTGAAGTCGAGAACCGACAAAAGCCCTGGTTAAACTGGATGTCTCTGGTGATCAGCGGAATCAGCCTTGCCGTCGCTGTCATCGCGATCTTCAAGTGATTGCCATCAGCACAAAAAAGGCCCGCCGAAGCGAGCCCTGATCATTGGCGCAAAGCACCAACATAACGAGAACATAGGGTGATTTGGCCCGTTTGGCAAGCAGGCCAGATCAGGCCATTTCTGGATCTGAAATGAGCGGTGGCCGGGCGGTGTGCATTTCCGATCGCGGGCTGGTCATTTCCTTGGGCAGCATCCGGAAGTGGCCGGCTAGGACATCGAGGGCTTCGAGCAACTCCCTTTCCAGCCGGCGGCGCGCCTGCCCTCCCTGCCCCATCTTAAGCTTTTCGGCGAGGCCTCGCACTGACTGACCATGAACGACGATCTGATCCACGATGCTGACCGCCCTGGCGCTCAACTTCTGCCGGGCCGCCTCGAGATCCCTGCGCGCGTCATCCTGCCTGGCGCTCACATAGTCCTGTCGAATGCCGGAAGTGTCTACGCGCAGCTCCGTATAGTCGGTTGCCCTTAGCGGGCCGATTTGGCTGGTTTCAAAGAGATAACAGTATCGAGCTGCTGCCAGAAACTGCGGCTCAGTCTTGCCCTTAACACGCGCTAGGCCGCCGACAAGCACCACCTCATTCCGCATCACGCCCATGCCACGATCATGTTGGGTTTCGACCTCGCCGTTTTCTACGGCGTCGAGCAAGCCTTGCGTGATCATCGGATTCGGCACCAGCGCCGGACGGAGAACTTTTTGCCCCTCGCCCTCGTCCACGATCGCCCGCAATTCATCGACGCGCCGCATGGCGGATTTGGCCTTCGCCCTTTCGCGGGCCATGATGGCGTGAAGGGTCCGCAGCTGCAAAATGCACTGCTCATACGCTTCTGAGTATGCAGCGGATTCCGCGCGGGCTCGTGCCTCGGCAGCGGACAATTCGGATGCCGCCTGGTCAAAGGTCAGGGGCTTTCCCTTGCGGGGCTTAGACATGGAACGACCTCTCGGGTGGAGAGGTCGGGCAGGCTGATGTGACACGGAAATAGTAGGCTATTCCGATATATTTGACAAGCTTTGGCGCTATCGAAGCATGTTCCAATCCTTGTAGTCGTATGGCACCCCAAGCGAGGATGCGGGCTCAGGCAGTCGAGCGTCGAAAACACCGTCGGCTATGTCTACAGCGCCAACAATCGGGTCGGGATATGTGCTCAACAGGGTGTCTGCAAATCGCAGTTCCCATATCACCACACCGAGTTTGTTGACGCGCTCCATGGAGAAAACTCCCGCTCGGGTCCAGTGCTGGATCCTATCGCTCATCAGGAAACCCTCCGCTTCTTTCGGCATCGCTTAAACCATACACTTGCAAAGGCCTTGGTCTTCGGCAAGCGATGTGTAGCGGAGAAGGCGCTGGCCTCAGTGTCCATCCCGATTGCGAAATCCCGGATGGCGTCTGACATCGCCTCGGGCTCGACCTGGTCGGCAAATTCATCGTCGAAGGTGATCAGTTCAGCCGCCTTGATCTGGATAGCTGTAATCGGTCGCAAGTCGGCCTTCACCAGTAATTCGAGCAGTTGGCGGGCCCGCATGGCTCCGCGCTTGTCGATCAGTGTCCGGATGGCGGCGATGGCGACAGTCTCGCCAGCTTTGTATTTACCATTGCTACCAGGATAGCGGAGCAGCTTTACTCCTGCTCGCTCGCAAACCTGCCTGACAGTTTCCGCATCAGGGTCGCCGGCGGCCCACTGCGCCCAGTGCATTTCGAGGGGTGAGACATTTTTGCGAGCGCCGTTCACATTGACGAAAGTCTCCGCCTCAGCAACCACGCCGCGGCCGACGATGATGACCGCCGGCAGCTGCTCAACCATGGGGTGGCGCTTTGCTGCCTCCAGGCGGTGCTGACCGTCAATCGCGTGGTATCGCCCATCATCCGCCGGCGCGACCACGATCGCGCCGAAGCTGTCCCAAGCGAACCAGTCGACGATCTTCTGGACGCGCGCTTCGTCGAGGCCGCGCTGATACGTCGGATCGATGTCGATGAGGCTTTTGTCCAGCCAGTCGATGACCGGCACTTCGCCCGGGTCTCGGTAAACGGTGTCGGTCATTTCAGGCCCTTCCTCTGCATGAGCACGTCGTTCCAGTCGGAACCCACATCGGGCGGTATCTCGACTTGGGTGATGATCTTGCGGTTAATCTCGAGGCGGTTGGCGAGGGTGTAGGCCGCCATCTGCCCAGCCTTGTTCGCGTCGTTGTCGCCAAAAATGACGATGTCCTTGAAGCCTTCTGGCGGCTCCCACATGGCCAAGCGGCCGGAGTTCAAGGCGGCCCAGCACGGCACGCCGAATATCTCGGATGCCGCCAGCGCTGTCTCGACGCCCTCCGCGATACCAAGCACCGAATGCTTGGGCTCGAGGCGCATGAGCCGCACGGCGCCGCCATCCGGCAGTTTGCCGATCGTCAACCGCGCGTTGCGCATGCTGGCCTTATTGCCATCATCGGTCAGATACGTGCGCTGCATCCCCGCAAGCTCTTGGTTCAGGTCCACATAGGCCGAGAGCATGCCTTGGCGCGTTGTCTCGCCGTATGGAATGGCGGCATGGAAACGCAGCGCGCGGCTCATCACTGATTTGCCGAGGCGGCGAGCAAGGTAGCGGCCGGCGGGATTATCCGGCGCCACCGGCACACCACCGCGCCAAAGCTTGACGACCTCGGCATGCTCCGCCGCGGCATCAACTTCCTCTTTGCGGGCTTGGGCCGCCTTCGGCGCGCTGTCTGTTCCGATGATGCTCTCGACGAGCCGGGCGGCCTCTGGGAAGTCGCAGATCTTGAGGTCCATGATCAGGGCGAAGCCGTTGCCAGCGCTACCGCTCGCGTTGACGGACGACCCACCATGGGACTGATTGCAGAACCACGTCCCTCTCCCTTCTTTGTCATCGAACCTGAACCGGTCTTTGCCGCCACACACCGGGCATTCAGTGCCACGGTTGGTCAGCAGCTTGGCATCAACGCCCAGTGCCGGGAGGATTTCGCGCCAGCGGTTCTGCGCGCGCTGTTGAATTGGGGTCCTATGCTGCTGCACTCTCGCCCCCAGCCTTGCGCTTCCTCTCCATAGCCTTGGCGTATTTGATGTTCCCGGCTCGCACCCAGTTGTGGACCTCCGGCCCCGGGTCCTTGGGAGCATCACGCAAGCCACGAGGCCACACACCGAAGCGATCCTTGTAGCGATGCGATGCCCAACCAAGGCTCTTGCCCCGGTTGTCGACGTACCAGAGCAGACCGGACCAAAAACGCTGCTTCGTCTCGCGATCGTCCTTGGCCTTCCCGCCTGCTACCTGGGCAAGCTCGCCATCGGCGGTTTCGATCATCTCGCGTTTAGCCGGCACAAAGCCGCACTCGGGGCACACATGCACCCTGGCAGGTTTGAGGGCGTGGCAAGAGGGGCACTCCTTGGGTGCCTTCAGTTCCTGCGACTTTGACTTGCGCGCCGTGGCCTCCCTGCGGGTGCCATCATCGAGCTCGTCATGATTGATGTCGGTCACAAAGCCCAGTGTTAGCGTCGTGTCGGAGTGGTCGAGAATTAGGCAATCAACCTTGCCAGCAGCCGTCCGAAGGCCCCGACCGATGATCTGGACGTAAAGGATCTCGCTCTTGGTCGGTCGAGCGAGGATGATGCACCGCACGTCCCAATCGACGCCCGTCGTCAGCACCCCGACATTGACCACGACCTTGACCCTGCCATCAGCAAAGGCCTTGGCGATTAGCTTTCGCTCGTCACGATCGGTGAAGCCGTCCAGATAGCCCGTCGTCACCCCTGCCCGCCCGAACTCGTCCGCCAGGGATCGTGCATGGGCACGGTTCACGGCGAAGCAGAGCGTGGGCCGGTTTTCACCATGTGCGAGCCACGTCGACACGATGTCGGCGGTGAGCTGGGGCTTATCCATCGCAGCCGCGGCCCCCACCTCGTCGTAATCCCCGGCCACGGTTTTTACGCCACTGAGATCAGGATGGGACGGCGCGTAGGCCCGAAACGGCGTCAGGCGCTTCCGCTCGATCAATTCGGACAGCGTCACCGGCCGGATGAGGTCGGTGTAGAGCTTGCCCAGCCCCTTCGACCACGGCGTTGCACTCAAGCCGATGAACGGCAGCGTCGTGCGCTCCTCCATCCAAGTCTTGATGATTTTGAACTGCTGGTGCGCCTCGTCGACAATCACGAGGTCGGTTTCGGGGAGCATGCGCCGCGACAGGGTTTGCACGCTGGCGACCTGCACCGGCTGCGTGCGGTCGGTACCAGGGTGATCGGCTTGGATGACGCCGACCGTGTGGATCCCGTACTTTGCCAGTCGTTCGACGGTCTGGTCGATCAGCTCGATCGCCGGCACCACGAACACGACGCGCCGACCCTTTGCCAGTGCGCGCTGGATGATCTTCACGGCAGTCTCGGTTTTGCCGGCTCCGGTCGGCATCTGCAGCAGGGGGTGCCGTCTGCCGGCACCAACGGCCCGATAGGTCTCGTCGATGCCCTGTTGCTGATAGTCGAAGAGGATCAGGTTGGAGGTCACCATGGCTGGTCCTCCCCATCCAGTTCTACTGATAGTTTAGTGCCTCTCTGGCTAAGACCTTTCTTCCTCCTACCTCTTACATCCTCCCCTCCATCCTCCATCTGCGGAGCAATTTCGGAACCAGTACCGAACTGTTGGGGAACCGGTTCCGAACTCACAGCGCCTAAGCCAACGTAAGTTCGGAATTGATCGGGCATAGGGTGCACGTCGTTCGGCTTTTTGGGCCGTTGATACTTGCGGAAGTTCCGAATTGCGCCGTACTTGCGACCGTCGATCTCGTAACTGGACACCGCGTCAATCGACACGAGTTCGGCAAGCAGCGTGTCGATATCGACGTGATCGGCGGGGAACAGCCGCATCTTGATCGTGGTCAGCTTCCACTCGAAGGTGCCTTTGTCGTCCGCCTCGACGCCAAGGCCGAGGAACAACAGGCGCGCGTCGCGGCTCACCTGCACCATGTCCTCGTCGGTGAAGAAGCCTGGGTGGATGGAGCGAATTCGGCTCATACCCGGTCTATCCCCATGAGGTCGGCGAGGTCATTCCAGGCATGGACCAGCGCAGCGGCATGTTTGAGGTTTGGGTCAGTCGCGTTCGTGTTGAAGGCCACGCGATAGGCGTTGAATGCACGCCGCTGCGGCTCCTCGTGCATGTCGAAGACCCGCGCAGACCCCAGCATGTAGGTCACGTCATGGCCCTCGACGGCCGCCATGGCTTCGCCATCCACGATCTCGTCGTGTTTCATTTCCAGTTCCTTTGGGAAGGGGCCAGGCGGCAATTGTCACATCAGCCTGCCCGACCGAGATATGGATCAGCTCAAAATCGAGCCGGTTCGAAGTGGACTTGTCCACTCGATCGCAATCGGCCCTTCACGCGCGCGCGGGTGCGGGATCATGCCGCCTCCACCTCCAACAGCGGCGCAAGTAACTTGCGAAACGGCTTGCCGATCTCGGCGCCATTTTCCATTTTAGATACGGTGGGCTGAGTGCACCCCAGGTAGTCGGCCATCTGGCCTTGGGTCCACTCGCGAACCTCCCGTAGCCTTTTGAGATCAGCAGCGCTGACGTTGGGCAGCTCCATAGACACACCTCGTCCAATCCAAGGAGGCAACTATGCGTTAAGTATAACCCAACATCAAGTGCGAAAATGCGCCACGTATATCGAGATTTATGCTATACGAATAACCATGGGAAACGAAACACCAGCACAGCGCCTAGAGCGTGCACGAAAAGAGGCAGGCTATGCCACTGCTATAGACGCAGCAGCACAGCTGAAAGTGGCCTACCCGACCTACGCCGCCCACGAGAATGGCATCCGGGGGATTGGACGTTCGGCACAACGGTACGCGAAGTTCTTTGGCGTATCGCTCGAATGGCTGTTGACGGGCGTCGACCCAAGCGACCCTCGGAGAACGGTGCAGAGCATGGGCCTTGTCAGGAAGGTAGGATATGTTGGCGCCGGCCAAGCCGTATACGGTATAGACGACGGCGGCCCAGAGTTCGTCGATGCACCGCCCGATGCCCGAGACGACACGGTGGCAGTCGAGGTACGGGGCGACTCGATGTTCCCCGTGTTCGAGGATGGCACCCTGCTCTACTACTCCCGCATGCTGCCACCGAAGGAAATGCTCAACCGGCGATGCGTTGTCCACCTGGCTGACGGCCGCATCCTAGTCAAGACGCTTCGTTTGGGTACTAGCCCGAGCGTATTCACCCTCAGCAGCTTCAATGCCCCCGACATGGTCGATGAGGTTGTCGAATGGACATCGCCTATTGAATGGGTAAAGCCACGTTACGCATAATTATTCCTAACGTATATTGACTAAGCATATTCGTAACGTATAGCCTCCCTCCGATGATCACTGTTGGAGGCCTGAATGTCGTTACGCACCCTTACCCGTCGCGCCTTGATCGCAGGAGCCGGCACGGCCGTCGCCAGCGCCGCCTTGGCAGCGCCATATGTGACCGCAGCTCTCCCTATCTACTCGAAAGATGGCGACGCAGAGTTTCTCGCTATGTTTGAGGCTTGGCGCACGGCGTACATCCTCGCCTGCGACAACTGCGACGACGTCGAGTGCGACAAGCTTCGCACCATCGAAAAGCGTATGGGGTTTATGCGACCCGGGACCGCGACCGGCTTTGCTGTCAAGCTGCTGATCATGACGTCATACGGCGATTTTGATCTGGATAATGATCCCGCCCAGACGTTGTTCGCCGACGCTATCGCTATTACGGGCTTGCCTTCGCCCATGCTGGCCCGCGCCTGACCCGAAACAATCGGCTCGGGCAAGCGCTGTAACGCTCCCCGAGCCTCCACCAAGACCTGGAGGTCAAATAATGGATAGCACGAACCGTATCACGGGTTGCGCCGAGGTTGTAGGTGCCGCAGCGCCGGTCACAACCATCTCGCCTGCGCTCGGTGCCGCCTATCGGTCGGGAGCCAAGACCGTCGATCAATTGCTTGTCGAATTGGCTGACCAGTTCAAGCGCGACGCGACGGCAATCGATCCCACAATCACCGGATTTTTGATCTGCCGAGATTTGCGGATGGAAGGCCGCGACCCTTGTGGCGCAGTGAATGGCATTGTCCTCGAGCGAGATCATGCACCGGTTCACCCCGGCCGAAAGGGAGGCGCGTGATGAACTTTGCCAGCATTGAGCCACAGGTCAACGACCTAGCCAACCTCGCTCAAATCAACGGGCGCATCTTTGAGGAGCTGACCGCCGTTGGCGACGGGAAACACCCTAACTACGTCCTGAACTATCAAACCTACGCCATGCTCTCGTTTCTGGTCGGTGAGCTCTGCGGCCGAACGATCAAACTCGAAAAAGACTTTGAGGCCGCGCTTTCCGAGCTGGGCAAGGCGGGTACCAAATGACCCGCGCCGAAATCCGGCTGCGTGCCGAAGACCTCATTGAGCAGCTCATCGCCTTAGTCGACCAGATCGACGGCGATCCGGACGCTGAGATCGAAACCGACTTCGACATTAACCCAGTCAGCTTGCAGGGCGCAGACAGAGTGCCGCCCAGGAGCGTCACCAAGCGGAGGGCGGCATGAAGCTCTCATGGGTCACCGCCTGCGCCCTCGCTGCCTGGACAACAGCCTCATGGGCGAGCGGGTTAGTACCGCAACATATCCTCACTTGGGAATACCGGTGGCTCTGGTGGCTTCCGGCCTTTGCCTGGACCTGCACCGCCATTCTTACAGCCTTGGGGTGGAGCGATGACTGAATTACGTCAAGAGACTCTAGACCTCGTGTGGGGCGCAGCCGCCATAGCCAAGCTCATCGGCCAGACGACACGAGCGACCTATCACATGCTGGAGGCGGGTGAACTTCCCGCTAGACAAGTTGGTCGCAGGTGGGTGGCTAGTCGGAAAGCCCTCGCGGCGTTCTTCACGCAAATGGCAGATTAACTAGTCCGCACGCTCCAATTGCTGCGGATTCAAGGTCGGTGCTACGGTGCCAGCCATACAGACCAGAGGTTTGACCGATGAGCGTGCGCAAACGCAAATGGACCACCGCCAAAGGTGTAGTAAAAGAGGCGTGGCAGGTCGACTATACCGACGGACAAGGCAAGCGCCAGCGCCAGTCCTTCGCCAAGAAAAAGGTAGCTGATGCGTTCCTACTCAAGGCACAAGGCGAGGTCCGTGATGGGGTCCACGTTCCCGACAGCGAGACCATAACGATCTCGGCAGCAGGCGACCTGTGGCTCAAGAGCGGAGCGGCCGCCGGCTTGGAGCGAACAACGATCGACCAGCGCCGGCAGCACCTCGCTCTGCACATCAAACCCCTCATCGGAAATACGAAGCTAAACAAGGTCACCGTGCCTTGGGTGCGAAACTTCCAGGACCAGTTGCGTGAACAGGGCCGATCACCTGCGATGGTCAAGCGCGTCACAGTCTCGCTCGGTTCGATCTTCGCCGACGCCCAGTTGCGCGGCCACGCCATCCGGAACCCCGTCCATGAAATGTCGCGTGCAAAATCGAGCCGCGCGAAAGTCGAGAAGCGACAGCAGAAGCGCCTCGAGGTCGGTGTCGATATACCCACCACCGCTGAAATAAAAGCCCTGATCGGCGCCGCCGCGGGTCGCTGGCGGCCGTTATTCATCACAGCCGTATTCACCGGACTCCGCGCGTCAGAGCTGCGAGGCCTGCGTTGGGCTGACGTTGATCTTTCTGCGGCCGTGCTGCACGTCCGACAGCGCGCCGACAGGTATCACGACATAGGTATGCCGAAGACGGACGCCGGACAACGTAAAGTGCCCTTGACGCCGATGACCGTGAATACCCTTCGGGAGTGGAAACTGGCTTGCCCCAAGGGCCAGCTTGATCTCGTGTTCCCGACCGGCGCCGGAAAGGTCGAGGGGCACAGCAACATGGTCAACCGCGGATTGATTCCTACGCTGATTGAGGCAAACGTCACGGTCCGAACCGCTGGGGACGCGGAGGGGCAGCCCATTGCCAATGCCAAGTATAAGGGCCTTCACGCCCTGCGTCACTGGTATGCTTCATGGTGCATCAATCGGCGAGCGGAAGGCGGCCTCGAGCTGACACCCAAGCAGGTCCAAGAGCGTATGGGGCACAGCAATATCTCTGTCACCCTGGACACCTATAGCCACCTTTTCCCTGCTCAAGACGAGCAGGCAGCGCTTGGAGCCGCCGAGCAAAGCATTTTCGGTGTTTAAAAAGCGATCGCCAGTTTCTGGCTACACCACTGCGATCGCGCAGCCTAACTGTCAGCCTATGAAGCCGGCGGCAAGCCGCCAGCTTCCTCTGCTTCTAATCAGCCTTACTAGCTAGGCAGGATATACAGTTGAAGATCAACTGCCGGGTGTGGCGACCGCTCTGCTCTAGCCACGCGCGCTTCGAGCTCGAACCCCGCGTCCATCAAGGGCGCAAGTATCCTAGACTGATTGCCTGGCAGATATCCGATGTGCTCGCCTTTTTGAAAGACCCCGATGGAACTAGCGTCAAAACGGCGATGGGGTTCTCGCATGAGCGCAAGCGCTGCGCCCGGGATTAGCGCATCGTACACAAGCGCGCTATCGGCAAGATTGACGACATAGCTTTTCGTCAACCGGACCCGCTCGCGCGATTCTACAGCCGATGCGGCTGTGGCCGAAGCCGCGGCAAATACTGCGCCTCCCAGCCCCTGGAGAAGAAGTCGACGGTTTGGCATCGTCTCCTCCGCGCCTAGAGCTGCTCTGCTTGAGCGCCGCTTTTTGGCTTTGCTCGACCCAGATTTGGAACTTCGCCCAGCGGCTCCATCGGCCGCGAAGTGAAGGCATCATTGCCATCAATGGATTGCCCGCTGGACCAGCGACCCTGAACCGGCTCACTGCCGTCCTGCTGGAACCCGAGAAAGGCATAGCTGAAGTCGCGGTTCTCTTCGTCCTGAGGATGGCTGTTTGGGATGGGATAAACGTTCTCGTTGCCGCCCAGCTCCTCAATTGCGGCCAGCCACTGGTTCTGGTGCATAGTGTCCCGTGCGATCAGGAACTGCAGCATTTCCTTCATGCCGGGATCATCAGTCATATTGTAGAGGCGAACGGCCAGTACCCGACCAGTCGATTCTGCTGTCACATTGGCATTCATGTCTGCAGCGATGTTACCGCTGGCATAAATGTGGGACATGTCGAACGGTACGCCATCGGAGTCGACCGGCATGGCCGAGAGGCCCGCGGAAAGTAGGTTCTTCAGGTTGATGCCGCTTAAGACCGACCCGGCGACCGGATTGGCAGCGGCCTCCTCCTGCATGGACAGCGGTGCGCCTTCCAGGTTCATCGCAACGGCCGTGGCTAGCATCTCTATGTGGCCCAGCTCTTCCGCCGCGGTATTGAGGAGCAGGTCCCTAAACTTCGGATTGCCCCGAGCCCCCATAGCCTGGAAGAAATATTGCATTGCAACGCGGATTTCTCCCTCCACGCCACCAATAGCCTGCTGCAGTGCACGCGCGAACAATGGGTTGGGTGTCTCCACTCGCACCGGAAACTGCAATTTTCCGTCAGTATAGAACATGGTTTTCTCCTGTGTCGTTGGAGTTGACCAAGCGCAGGGGCGGAAACATCGTTCCAGTAAGCTAACTTGAGATCAGCATCAGCCAGAAGCACGTCCAACCCGCAAATTACCTTGCGCTACTTCTGCATCCAGCAGGCTTCGCATTCGTTCACCCCCGAGCCAAGGAGGTGCACCATGAGCTCTTCAAAGCTGCAAATGAACAAACAGTCAGCTGACCCGCCCAGTACCGAAAGTCCCCCATGGCTTGGACCGGTGGTGTTTTTACAGCTGCTTGGAATTTTGGTGATCTTGGCAGGTCTCCTAATCGCACTAGTGGGCTAGTTAAGCGGGAGCGGATAATGTCTGACCAACGACACAATGAACGTAATGAAACTTTCAAGCCCGGAGCTGAAGTTGAATTCCTTACTGAGGAGTTCAATATTCCCGCGATCAAAGCCGCGGCGCTCGTTGCTGACAGCGAAGAGGGCGCGGAGGAACTCGCTGCGGACGAGATGCGACGCCAGCGGGCCGCGGACCCTCTTGCTGGAAAACCTGTGCCTAGGCCGCAGCACGCCGACGAGAACCCTGTCCCGGCCTTTGAATCAACAAAGCCACTATCGGTGCGCAACAACCGTACAGGCGCCGGCTGATCGGTGCGGGAAGGACCATAAGCGCTCTGAGAGCTATTGTCGGTATACTTTAAGCGTGCGATCGCAGGCGGCTGGATTTACCACCGATGGCACATGGGCGGCACATAGAAGGTCGGTAGCCATAGTTTTCATGGTCTAGCTGCGGACTCTGACTCCGTCGATCTTGGTTCGAATCCAGGTTCCCCAGCCAAAATCTCTCTAAGTTGCTGAATTTGCATGGTAATTTGTGAGTTGTGTGAAACTTTCACACAAACTCCCATACATGGTCCCACACACGCCGACTCAATACGAGGTCCGCATGGGTACCCGCCTGCCGTTCTGCATCCGTCGTGGTGCCATTTTCTATTGGCGTCGGCGCCTGCCAAGTCCCGCCAAAATGTCCGTGGAATTCAGCCTCGGCACCAAAGACGAGCGGGTTGCACGTCGCCTAAGCTCTCTGCTGGCGATCGATAGTGATCGCGCGTTTTCAGTAATGCGTGAGGGTGGAATGACACCAGAGCAGTCAGAGGTCTTTATCCGGCACAAGTTCGCCGAACATCGTGCAAAGCTGGAGCTCGTTCATATTGTCGGACTCGATAGCCAGAGAGACTGGAAGTCTGAGATCAAAGCCAGCAAAGCTACTGCCCTCGCTTTCAACACGCTGGCTCTTCGAGGTCGCACCGGCGAGGTTGAGCCGTCTTCTATAGAAGACGACCCCGATGCCGACGAAGTTCTTGGGTTGGCGCGTCAGTCCATCAAGACATATCGCGATGACTTTTGGTCAGACGTAAGGTCACTGAGGATCAAACGCGACTTGGCCGATCTCTTCCCCGATGCGGAGATCGCCCCCGCGGATGTGGCTCAGGCTCGGTCGCTCACTTTAAGGGCCTATGCGGCGGCAAATGCTTCTTCTGCAAAGAAGAACTCCCACCCAGGGGTCTCGCTGACAGATCTGGAAGCGTTGGCTGTTGATTGGCACCGAGATCTGACCCTCTGAGGGCAGAAGTTTTCACTGAGATTTGACCCATGTTTTGATCGTCCCCGGGCTGTTGGTCGGGGGACATGGGAGTGATCGACATGGCGTTATT